AAATGGTTGTGTGTTGACCTGAACTCGCACCACTAAAGTAGCACGAAGGCCAACAAAACCCTTCAATTTTTCCTGATACATGCTGTTAGCAATCAATGTTTCTGGAAAATTTGCCGTATATATTTGAGTTCCTGAGGTAGTAGATGACGTCCATTCGTCACTATGTATCAATATCGGTCGTTTCAAAAACGCTTTAATGTCATGGTCGCGAGACTCGCGAAGAGACATGTCCTTGAAATCTGTTGAAATATCAACAATAGTTGGAACAGCATCAGAAGTTGGAATAACTCCCTCATCGACAAAACGCGTCACTTCCTCCTGCATTGTAGTTAATTGATTTTGTTCATTTAAGTTATTTGAAGTTGTAGCAAGTGTTTATTAATCATAGTGACCACTCAATCAGCTATGAAGTGAAGTGAACCTGGATTTATTTGGGGCTGCCAATGGGCATCCTGGTAGTAAGATTAAATAATCCACCCACATATTATAGATAGCATTCATATGTTTTTCTCTCACTTCAATTTCATAACAAATGAAGATCACATCCATAACGTTGTTTTCTTTTACCAATTTATTTATTTTCTCCAAAGTCATACACACTATGTTTCAAAAGCTTGAAATCATGCATGTATTCTTGGAAGGTTAATATTGATGGCCGACTTGGTAAAACATCGGCATGTTTGAGAATTGATTCACGCAATTCATTGTAAGCAGGTTCCCCATGCAAAATAATTTCGCGGAATGCAATATCAATATTATCCATTAAGATGGTATCGGGATCGACAGTATTAATTCGTGTCCAATTCAACATCTCATAAATAACGTCCTTTCTCAATGGCGCAACGTGTCTCATAAGCTCCTTTTCAAAACGAAAACTGCGCTTCAAGAAATGCACGTCATCCAGCGATCGGTATTTTATCGCTTGGCCAGATTTAGTCTCGTCGGTATATTCGTGACCAACGTTCTTCATCATTGCAGTTATGGTTTCCTGATTAAACAAATTGATAACAGCATCTGCTATATTCAACACATTGTCATCACCATATGCAATCATGGCCACATAACGATTAAAATCAGCCATTGAACTATATTGTGGAGCACATTCCCTCATAATTTTAATCCAACTCACCCGCATAATGATCATGTTATATAAACAATTCAAAATTGCAGTGAATGGATTTCCAGATGGTTGTGAATGCGTCCACATATAAACGTTATCATCAAAAATGTGAACAGAATAAACAACATGAGTCCACAAACTAATACAAATATTCAGCTCCCGTCGTCCCTCGGGAGTATTGGGGTCAATGAATGATGTAAACCATGGGTAAAAAATTTCCCAAAACATCGACCACATAATTTGATCCATCAAAGAACCATCAAAATTACCGAAATCGCCAGCAATAACTTTGGGACCTTTCGATCTTAATCGTTTCGCCAATCGTTCCCAATCGTTGGAGAATGGATTTGTACCAACAGCGATTTCATTATCAATCCGATTGTGCATCAACCATGCTGCAAAAGGCAAGTAATACTTTCGAAACGCAACAACAAAATGTTGAGGCCCAGCCGCAAACGATCTCGTCTTGCAAGCATCCACTTTAGCATTTTCTCGCCGTTCATCCTTCTTTGTGTCTACCCAAAATACATTGCGTATGACACCTTGTGCACAATCTTCGATCAGTTCCTCAACATCGGCTTTCAACTGTTGAGCATACATAGATTCAAAATCAAATTTTTCATCCTTGCCCATCCATCGAGTCTTTCCAGGCATGCCTTTATTGTTAAGCATATATGGATAGCCCGGTGATGTTGATCTACACACCGCCTTCATGAACTGATCATCCAACGTACCGCGAACAGCCTCCTCGTATGTTAAAACTCGTCTGTATTTATCAACATCTACAGACTCATTAAATTTCGTCATAGCGATTCGACCGACATCCTGTGCCGCCGCCTTGACGATTTCCGGATCAATTACGGCCGTTTGAACTCCACACTTTTTAAGTGCTTTCTTCAATGGATCCGTAAGTACTCCATCAACCATCACAGGTTTTAGAATAGCTGGACGTGTTGTTGGTTCTGTTATTTTTCCATATAACTTTGATGGAATTATGCTTGTCTTGCTTGAACCATTTACCCTTTTATCTGCCTTTCCAACAGGAATAAACAGACCCTCAGGCATTTCAGGTTCAATAGTGGGATCAATATTCGAAGGTATATCAAAGCAACACTGCACATTTGCAATATTTTGCTTTCCCATTGCATCCAACGCATCCTGAATCACTTCCTGCGTCAGGGGTACGGCATAACCCACACTACTGTGTTCATTGCCAGCAATGTGCATACCAATCAACTTTCTCTCCATCCGACTATTATATACTCCAACAATAGCACCACAGTCTCCAACCTGTGTAGGTGCCTCATATTTGTAACAATCTCTTTGTTGGTAAGAGGGCAAATCATCACTATCTGCATATTCTATTGTTATAGCACGATCCAAAGCCTTAATTTTACACAACCATTGATATGCTCGAGTCAAATGACCACTCGCAGATCTATGGAAGGTGGCCAACGCACCAGCAGTATATGCCCGTGATAACTTTGCCTGGTCCTCCACTGTTACAAAATGTCGGATTATATTTCGCTTTGGTTCGACGAAATGATGTAAATTAACGAATACCAAATCGCGATACTCACCATTAGTGAATAGCGCGTGATAACATCGGTCGGTCAATACCATTTCCGATTCATCATATTTATAAAAATGAGACAATGGTACTCGCGTTACATCCTCACGTCCATCCTGAGACAAACATATAAGGGTATCAATTGGTAGACCACGACTAAACAAAGCCCGCAGAAAATGGTAAGGCATAACTATAGTATAGCCCGTAATAAATGTACAATTACCAATTTCAACACGTTTTTCCTCATCACCAAGTGTTTTGAAATATGACATGCGATATGTATTCGATCGCAACAACTCAGTAGATAATGCATGAGCAGCTTGGTCATTACAACCTTGCGCTGTAGAAAGCTCATCTAACTTACGTGCTGCAGTAGTTCTGCCAGTTTCAACACGTGGTCCCTTTTGTATCTTTTGCGTTTTAGGATCGCCGGAAGTACCTACCTCAACCACAACAGGACGCACAGCTTTCGCAGTTTTTAAATCACCAGAGTTGCCGACTTCAACAATTCTTGTATCATCAACCTCCTCATTATCACTGCGATTGCAGAAGCGAAAAGCCTCATAAACACCAAACATGGTGAGAGTGACACCAATTAAACCAACCACACAAATAAATTTATTTTCACGTAAATATTTTGTAGCTCGTTCAGTCAATTCAGCCAACTTCGCACCAACAATGTTTAACGATTTATGTATCCTATCTGAAAACTGTTTCCATTGTGAAATAGGTCGCACCATCTTCACAGTTTCCTGATAAGCACAAAAATGTTCAAAAACGATTGGATCCTCGGCATATCGATAATCAATAGCCTCCCAGGATTGGCCATTTTGCAATTGGTCATCGATATCCTTTTCAAACAATGCATTCCAAGCCATTTGAGACATAGATCGCTTCTTTTCATCCGTCAACCAATAAAATGCCATAGAATCATTCGTACGCTGATACCATTCATCAGGACTTGGTACAGACAACAGCATTTCACGAACTTCCTCGTCTGGTGTCATTTGATTTCTAATCGCGTATTTGGCCAACCATTTGGATTTTTCCAAGAAATTTTGTTTTTCACGCTTCCAGGCTCCACAAATAGTATCACGTAATTGATTAAATTCAATAGGTTCACCATCGGGTACCCAAGGTTGAGCAATATTATCAGTGCGTCTCATCTTTTGAAAATGATACGCACCCAAATCAATTGCCTCATTTGGATTCAATTTTGTTTTATCCAATGACACACGTACAACACCATTTTCATTCACGGTGTGTTTAGCATATTCTGGCTTAGGTTTCACCCAATATGCATGATCCTGCATACGAGTGTAAAAAGCGTCAGGATGAGTAAGAGATTCAATTTGAACATTCATCTTATTCGTAGTATAAATATTCACCTCAGCAACATTAAAAGTATTTTTATCATCAATAGCAGCCATATGCACATGTTGGGGAAAAGTATTACAACCACGGATAACTTCATGGTACTCGGGATTTGGGGCAGTCTTATCGTCCTTCAACTGAAAAGCATCATCATAAACCACGATTTTCTGGTTGTGATAACCATCCCAAAATTCCGTTTCCACAAAACGAGGATAAACCGAAGCATGATAATCAGGAGTATAAATACCCATAGTACGTAAAATGTCAATGCACAGTGGATAAACAACCTCAGATTTACCAACGCCAGATTCACCATTTAGCCAAACATTTATTGCACGCATACGCGGACCAGCGCCACGACTAGGGGAACGGTTAACATATTTATACAATAATTCAGCAGGATGAAGTGTTGTTTTAATCAAATGTAAAATATGACGATCCGTAATGTTTTCTTTATTATATGACAATCCACGCAAATATAATCTTTCAACATATTGCGCAGTTTCAACACTTTCGTCAATTCTACCACGTTCAGACAAATTGCAATATTTAACAACGTCATCAGCCCATGCATATATTTCAGCATAAAGAGCCTTAACGTGCCCCAATTCGGCCTCGCTTTTGTTTAAAACCAACATCTTAAGTTGATCACAAGCCAAATTAAAATATTGCGAACAATACTCAGAAATTCTAGTAGCACCAGCAATAGCCTTTGGGATTCGATCAAGACGGAGAATATAATTATCCCAATCCTTCTTACCAGGAATCTGGCCAATACCAACAAAGGCTAAAGTAGCGAAAATAATTTGACCACACAAACCAAACCACGGACTATACACAACATCCTCCATAATTCCCTGAGTGTGGTTTTGAGATTCCGCTGATCGCATCATATTCTGTATTTGTCGAACTAAACCAGTAATCCTTTCTGGTAACTGAAAAAATTGCACAGCTGCTGCCAAAATTACCAATATCGCCGAGCGATTATGATCATTCTGCATCAACCAGTACACCAAAGTAACAACCAGGGTAATTGAAATAATCTTTTGTGATATATTCTCAATTTTATCCATGGTCATCGAGACTACTGATTCCAACTCATTCTGAATTTTTGGTAATTGCGTGTCTAGGAAATCCAACAAAACATCCGTTTGGGCATTTATTTTGCTTGGAAAATTCAACCATCCACGCACAGAATCAAACATTTGGCAATGAACACCTCGACTTTCTGCCTTGATGTCCTGACGTATCTTCTTCAATATTGCCGTTATTTTCTGCTTCTGACGTGTAATTTGTGCATCGTACCGCGCGTATCTAGGGTCGTTATTATAATTCCGCGCATACGGTAAAGATTGTACAGGACCGGGATTTAGTTCAACATCTCCGGACAACAATAAGCGAAAGAAATCGCCTGCATAATCACATTCGTCAGGTAAATCCTTAAACATGTACCAAAAACATGAAAAAGGCTCCGTTGGAATAATTCCAAAATATCTCTCCCTCAAAATATATTGCGGTGTTTGCAACATATCGCAAAACCGTTTCCTCAGATACAAAAAGAAAGGTAAGCTCACTGGATAGAAGCGTGGTTCTTCAATAGCTCTAAACCAGGGATTTAAAAGAGACAATGGAACTGATACACGATGAACCCAATTTTCAGTGAATTCATCATGATACTTAATATCAGACCAACCAACAAAAATTACAATACCAGGATGAGGTTGAAAAAAATAATTCTGTGTTAAAGCAGAATTATCCAGATGAAAAGAATTTTCCATCGAAGTATTCATTAACAACAATCGTTTATGATATTCATTCAAACACTCAAATCCAGTATCAATTTCACTGTTCACATGAGCAGCAATACAATTCAAAGCAATTTCTGATAGGGTCGGTACCAAGTTAACTGGGAGGGGGCGGCTGGTAATATTATTCATATTAGACGTCATCTTCATTTTATTTTGATGATTTTTATGTCAAACGAATATTAATCGCCATTACTTCACTAAGTTCAAATAAGAACATAATAAAGTCCCGTAATAAATTTAATCATTTATTTCCCAAGAATATTATCTATCCTATCCGGCTAGAAGGGACAATAACACTAATTTCATAATAAGTCTTTACTAAACGCACACGTCAAATGAATGACAAAACTAAAGTTTGTAAAGTAGTTATAAGAATATTAGCTTCCAATCTTTGTAACCAGAAATACTCGGGCACCATAGTACAACACCAGCCAAATCGACGTTGCCTAACTTGCATAGAAAAATATTCAATAAACAACTAGAATTTATTCGATAGAGACAATATACAATTAATATTTAAAAGTAGATCCATAACTTAAATTAATAAACTTAATTTAATCAACACCCAAAAATCCAGGGTATACACTTACAACATAAATTAAAGTTGTTTTATTTCCTGAAACAATAGTCGGGAATCCTTTTCACGCATATAAAAGCAAGCTAAATATATGAACAATCCGGATATACACCTAAATCATTTCATTCGTCCAGAAAGGGACTATCTCAAAGAATTATGCACCAAAGATATAACTTGAACATGAAGACAATTTTAACAAATACTGGGAACACCAGATTTACAATGGAACAAGAATAGAGCTTCAGGTGGCTTATAAATTCCTATCGACCATGAGAAGGCCGTCAACAACACTTGTATGGAGTACATTTTAAAATGTACTCCATACAAGTGTTGTTGACGGCCTTCTCATGGTCGATAGGAATTTATAAGCCACCTGAAGCTCTATTCTTGTTCCATTGTAAATCTGGTGTTCCCAGTATTTGTTAAAATTGTCTTCATGTTCAAGTTATATCTTTGGTGCATAATTCTTTGAGATAGTCCCTTTCTGGACGAATGAAATGATTTAGGTGTATATCCGGATTGTTCATATATTTAGCTTGCTTTTATATGCGTGAAAAGGATTCCCGACTATTGTTTCAGGAAATAAAACAACTTTAATTTATGTTGTAAGTGTATACCCTGGATTTTTGGGTGTTGATTAAATTAAGTTTATTAATTTAAGTTATGGATCTACTTTTAAATATTAATTGTATATTGTCTCTATCGAATAAATTCTAGTTGTTTATTGAATATTTTTCTATGCAAGTTAGGCAACGTCGATTTGGCTGGTGTTGTACTATGGTGCCCGAGTATTTCTGGTTACAAAGATTGGAAGCTAATATTCTTATAACTACTTTACAAACTTTAGTTTTGTCATTCATTTGACGTGTGCGTTTAGTAAAGACTTATTATGAAATTAGTGTTATTGTCCCTTCTAGCCGGATAGGATAGATAATATTCTTGGGAAATAAATGATTAAATTTATTACGGGACTTTATTATGTTCTTATTTGAACTTAGTGAAGTAATGGCGATTAATATTCGTTTGACATAAAAATCATCAAAATAAAATGAAGATGACGTCTAATATGAATAATATTACCAGCCGCCCCCTCCCAGTTAACTTGGTACCGACCCTATCAGAAATTGCTTTGAATTGTATTGCTGCTCATGTGAACAGTGAAATTGATACTGGATTTGAGTGTTTGAATGAATATCATAAACGATTGTTGTTAATGAATACTTCGATGGAAAATTCTTTTCATCTGGATAATTCTGCTTTAACACAGAATTATTTTTTTCAACCTCATCCTGGTATTGTAATTTTTGTTGGTTGGTCTGATATTAAGTATCATGATGAATTCACTGAAAATTGGGTTCATCGTGTATCAGTTCCATTGTCTCTTTTAAATCCCTGGTTTAGAGCTATTGAAGAACCACGCTTCTATCCAGTGAGCTTACCTTTCTTTTTGTATCTGAGGAAACGGTTTTGCGATATGTTGCAAACACCGCAATATATTTTGAGGGAGAGATATTTTGGAATTATTCCAACGGAGCCTTTTTCATGTTTTTGGTACATGTTTAAGGATTTACCTGACGAATGTGATTATGCAGGCGATTTCTTTCGCTTATTGTTGTCCGGAGATGTTGAACTAAATCCCGGTCCTGTACAATCTTTACCGTATGCGCGGAATTATAATAACGACCCTAGATACGCGCGGTACGATGCACAAATTACACGTCAGAAGCAGAAAATAACGGCAATATTGAAGAAGATACGTCAGGACATCAAGGCAGAAAGTCGAGGTGTTCATTGCCAAATGTTTGATTCTGTGCGTGGATGGTTGAATTTTCCAAGCAAAATAAATGCCCAAACGGATGTTTTGTTGGATTTCCTAGACACGCAATTACCAAAAATTCAGAATGAGTTGGAATCAGTAGTCTCGATGACCATGGATAAAATTGAGAATATATCACAAAAGATTATTTCAATTACCCTGGTTGTTACTTTGGTGTACTGGTTGATGCAGAATGATCATAATCGCTCGGCGATATTGGTAATTTTGGCAGCAGCTGTGCAATTTTTTCAGTTACCAGAAAGGATTACTGGTTTAGTTCGACAAATACAGAATATGATGCGATCAGCGGAATCTCAAAACCACACTCAGGGAATTATGGAGGATGTTGTGTATAGTCCGTGGTTTGGTTTGTGTGGTCAAATTATTTTCGCTACTTTAGCCTTTGTTGGTATTGGCCAGATTCCTGGTAAGAAGGATTGGGATAATTATATTCTCCGTCTTGATCGAATCCCAAAGGCTATTGCTGGTGCTACTAGAATTTCTGAGTATTGTTCGCAATATTTTAATTTGGCTTGTGATCAACTTAAGATGTTGGTTTTAAACAAAAGCGAGGCCGAATTGGGGCACGTTAAGGCTCTTTATGCTGAAATATATGCATGGGCTGATGACGTTGTTAAATATTGCAATTTGTCTGAACGTGGTAGAATTGACGAAAGTGTTGAAACTGCGCAATATGTTGAAAGATTATATTTGCGTGGATTGTCATATAATAAAGAAAACATTACGGATCGTCATATTTTACATTTGATTAAAACAACACTTCATCCTGCTGAATTATTGTATAAATATGTTAACCGTTCCCCTAGTCGTGGCGCTGGTCCGCGTATGCGTGCAATAAATGTTTGGCTAAATGGTGAATCTGGCGTTGGTAAATCTGAGGTTGTTTATCCACTGTGCATTGACATTTTACGTACTATGGGTATTTATACTCCTGATTATCATGCTTCGGTTTATCCTCGTTTTGTGGAAACGGAATTTTGGGATGGTTATCACAACCAGAAAATCGTGGTTTATGATGATGCTTTTCAGTTGAAGGACGATAAGACTGCCCCAAATCCCGAGTACCATGAAGTTATCCGTGGTTGTAATACTTTTCCCCAACATGTGCATATGGCTGCTATTGATGATAAAAATACTTTTAATGTTGCTGAGGTGAATATTTATACTACGAATAAGATGAATGTTCAAATTGAATCTCTTACTCATCCTGACGCTTTTTACACTCGTATGCAGGATCATGCATATTGGGTGAAACCTAAGCCAGAATATGCTAAACACACCGTGAATGAAAATGGTGTTGTACGTGTGTCATTGGATAAAACAAAATTGAATCCAAATGAGGCAATTGATTTGGGTGCGTATCATTTTCAAAAGATGAGACGCACTGATAATATTGCTCAACCTTGGGTACCCGATGGTGAACCTATTGAATTTAATCAATTACGTGATACTATTTGTGGAGCCTGGAAGCGTGAAAAACAAAATTTCTTGGAAAAATCCAAATGGTTGGCCAAATACGCGATTAGAAATCAAATGACACCAGACGAGGAAGTTCGTGAAATGCTGTTGTCTGTACCAAGTCCTGATGAATGGTATCAGCGTACGAATGATTCTATGGCATTTTATTGGTTGACGGATGAAAAGAAGCGATCTATGTCTCAAATGGCTTGGAATGCATTGTTTGAAAAGGATATCGATGACCAATTGCAAAATGGCCAATCCTGGGAGGCTATTGATTATCGATATGCCGAGGATCCAATCGTTTTTGAACATTTTTGTGCTTATCAGGAAACTGTGAAGATGGTGCGACCTATTTCACAATGGAAACAGTTTTCAGATAGGATACATAAATCGTTAAACATTGTTGGTGCGAAGTTGGCTGAATTGACTGAACGAGCTACAAAATATTTACGTGAAAATAAATTTATTTGTGTGGTTGGTTTAATTGGTGTCACTCTCACCATGTTTGGTGTTTATGAGGCTTTTCGCTTCTGCAATCGCAGTGATAATGAGGAGGTTGATGATACAAGAATTGTTGAAGTCGGCAACTCTGGTGATTTAAAAACTGCGAAAGCTGTGCGTCCTGTTGTGGTTGAGGTAGGTACTTCCGGCGATCCTAAAACGCAAAAGATACAAAAGGGACCACGTGTTGAAACTGGCAGAACTACTGCAGCACGTAAGTTAGATGAGCTTTCTACAGCGCAAGGTTGTAATGACCAAGCTGCTCATGCATTATCTACTGAGTTGTTGCGATCGAATACATATCGCATGTCATATTTCAAAACACTTGGTGATGAGGAAAAACGTGTTGAAATTGGTAATTGTACATTTATTACGGGCTATACTATAGTTATGCCTTACCATTTTCTGCGGGCTTTGTTTAGTCGTGGTCTACCAATTGATACCCTTATATGTTTGTCTCAGGATGGACGTGAGGATGTAACGCGAGTACCATTGTCTCATTTTTATAAATATGATGAATCGGAAATGGTATTGACCGACCGATGTTATCACGCGCTATTCACTAATGGTGAGTATCGCGATTTGGTATTCGTTAATTTACATCATTTCGTCGAACCAAAGCGAAATATAATCCGACATTTTGTAACAGTGGAGGACCAGGCAAAGTTATCACGGGCATATACTGCTGGTGCGTTGGCCACCTTCCATAGATCTGCGAGTGGTCATTTGACTCGAGCATATCAATGGTTGTGTAAAATTAAGGCTTTGGATCGTGCTATAACAATAGAATATGCAGATAGTGATGATTTGCCCTCTTACCAACAAAGAGATTGTTACAAATATGAGGCACCTACACAGGTTGGAGACTGTGGTGCTATTGTTGGAGTATATAATAGTCGGATGGAGAGAAAGTTGATTGGTATGCACATTGCTGGCAATGAACACAGTAGTGTGGGTTATGCCGTACCCCTGACGCAGGAAGTGATTCAGGATGCGTTGGATGCAATGGGAAAGCAAAATATTGCAAATGTGCAGTGTTGCTTTGATATACCTTCGAATATTGATCCCACTATTGAACCTGAAATGCCTGAGGGTCTGTTTATTCCTGTTGGAAAGGCAGATAAAAGGGTAAATGGTTCAAGCAAGACAAGCATAATTCCATCAAAGTTATATGGAAAAATAACAGAACCAACAACACGTCCAGCTATTCTAAAACCTGTGATGGTTGATGGAGTACTTACGGATCCATTGAAGAAAGCACTTAAAAAGTGTGGAGTTCAAACGGCCGTAATTGATCCGGAAATCGTCAAGGCGGCGGCACAGGATGTCGGTCGAATCGCTATGACGAAATTTAATGAGTCTGTAGATGTTGATAAATACAGACGAGTTTTAACATACGAGGAGGCTGTTCGCGGTACGTTGGATGATCAGTTCATGAAGGCGGTGTGTAGATCAACATCACCGGGCTATCCATATATGCTTAACAATAAAGGCATGCCTGGAAAGACTCGATGGATGGGCAAGGATGAAAAATTTGATTTTGAATCTATGTATGCTCAACAGTTGAAAGCCGATGTTGAGGAACTGATCGAAGATTGTGCACAAGGTGTCATACGCAATGTATTTTGGGTAGACACAAAGAAGGATGAACGGCGAGAAAATGCTAAAGTGGATGCTTGCAAGACGAGATCGTTTGCGGCTGGGCCTCAACATTTTGTTGTTGCGTTTCGAAAGTATTACTTGCCTTTTGCAGCATGGTTGATGCACAATCGGATTGATAATGAAATCGCTGTTGGTACAAATCCATTCTCCAACGATTGGGAACGATTGGCGAAACGATTAAGATCGAAAGGTCCCAAAGTTATTGCTGGCGATTTCGGTAATTTTGATGGTTCTTTGATGGATCAAATTATGTGGTCGATGTTTTGGGAAATTTTTTACCCATGGTTTACATCATTCATTGACCCCAATACTCCCGAGGGACGACGGGAGCTGAATATTTGTATTAGTTTGTGGACTCATGTTGTTTATTCTGTTCACATTTTTGATGATAACGTTTATATGTGGACGCATTCACAACCATCTGGAAATCCATTCACTGCAATTTTGAATTGTTTATATAACATGATCATTATGCGGGTGAGTTGGATTAAAATTATGAGGGAATGTGCTCCACAATATAGTTCAATGGCTGATTTTAATCGTTATGTGGCCATGATTGCATATGGTGATGACAATGTGTTGAATATAGCAGATGCTGTTATCAATTTGTTTAATCAGGAAACCATAACTGCAATGATGAAGAACGTTGGTCACGAATATACCGACGAGACTAAATCTGGCCAAGCGATAAAATACCGATCGCTGGATGACGTGCATTTCTTGAAGCGCAGTTTTCGTTTTGAAAAGGAGCTTATGAGACACGTTGCGCCATTGAGAAAGGACGTTATTTATGAGATGTTGAATTGGACACGAATTAATACTGTCGATCCCGATACCATCTTAATGGATAATATTGATATTGCATTCCGCGAAATTATTTTGCATGGGGAACCTGCTTACAATGAATTGCGTGAATCAATTCTCAAACATGCCGATGTTTTACCAAGTCGGCCATCAATATTAACCTTCCAAGAATACATGCATGATTTCAAGCTTTTGAAACATAGTGTGTATGACTTTGGAGAAAATAAATAAATTGGTAAAAGAAAACAACGTTATGGATGTGATCTTCATTTGTTATGAAATTGAAGTGAGAGAAAAACATATGAATGCTATCTATAATATGTGGGTGGATTATTTAATCTTACTACCAGGATGCCCATTGGCAGCCCCAAATAAATCCAGGTTCACTTCACTTCATAGCTGATTGAGTGGTCACTATGATTAATAAACACTTGCTACAACTTCAAATAACTTAAATGAACAAAATCAATTAACTACAATGCAGGAGGAAGTGACGCGTTTTGTCGATGAGGGAGTTATTCCAACTTCTGATGCTGTTCCAACTATTGTTGATATTTCAACAGATTTCAAGGACATGTCTCTTCGCGAGTCTCGCGACCATGACATTAAAGCGTTTTTGAAACGACCGATATTGATACATAGTGACGAATGGACGTCATCTACTACCTCAGGAACTCAAATATATACGGCAAATTTTCCAGAAACATTGATTGCTAACAGCATGTATCAGGAAAAATTGAAGGGTTTTGTTGGCCTTCGTGCTACTTTAGTGGTGCGAGTTCAGGTCAACACACAACCATTT